AGCCCGGTAGGCCATATTGTTCTATCACTGGTCCATCACCACCTCTATGTTCATCTTTATACTGATGATCTATTACAGCAGATAACATTTGTGCTGACTCTAGTATCATCTTAACAACATGCTTATCACACATCATGTGAGCAGCTTTTGTTGGGTCTCTATCTAATACAAATATATTCATGGCGCCTCCAGAATATAATATACTATCTTATGCTATAGAGGTCAACCGTTTATTCGTACTGCGGTATTACTATTTCCTGAAGAGCTTATTTTATCTATATTAAAAAATTTTAATCTAAATGTAGCTGTAGCTTCTATGTAATCTATATCTGCTTGTCTACTATCAAATACTACATCTGATAATGATGTTGGAAAAACATCTTGATATGTTATAGATAGATTAGGTTTTGATGCACTATTTAATACAGATAATGTAGCATCACTTACTGATCCTTCACCTAATGAACGTCCTGTTCTTTGTACGTTTCTTAAACCTGTAAGACCCTTCATTCCATCATTTCCATATACTTCTTTACTTTGTGCAAAACTTTCTGGAAAAGATATGTATTGTAACCAATTGTATATTTCAATATAGTTTTCCATATCTTCATCTACTTTAAACGTTACAGACAAATCTCCAAGTGTCATTTCATCACCTGGTATAGGTATTCTTTTGAACGGAGTTGCTAAATCTGCATTACCTACTTGCACACCAGGTATGTTTACTGACTGCGCAAAGTAATTCACATTAGGTAACTTCTTTATTGTAAAGTTGAAACCTACTGGTGATAAGAACTGAGGGTTCGTTGGTTGTGTTGATAATATTGCCATGATAGTATTTATGTCAAAAAAAAGGGGCTCCGAAGAGCCCCTTTCTAATTTGCTATTGCTAATCCAATCTTACATAAGATTGTTAACAACTACTTTTCTGTAGTACTCGTTAAGATCTTTAACGATTGTTCCAGCAGCTGCTACTGCAGCAGTACCTCTAGCAAATGGATTTTCTACAACGCCATAACGTGTTTTAAATCCAATTTTTGGTTGGAAAGAATCCTCTCCAACTGCTCTTACCATCTGTAATGGCACATATGGACAATAGAACAGTCCAGCATCAAAAGCACTTGAGCCTTTGTAACCAACTGTCATATAGTTATCACCAGCATATGGATCTACATATACTTTGATACGACCATTAAGAACACCTGCGAAGGTTGATCCTGTGTCATCTACATTTAGATTGTTAGAGTTAAGCGCTGGTGTGTAGTCTAGGACACCTGCCATTTGTAATGCTGATGCAACATCAGATCTACAAATAACTATGTTACCTTTACCACGCCTTGTGCCTTTTGCTATCGCGTTCGCTTCTCTTTCGATTGCAAACATTAAGCCTTTGAACTTTTCAACCATCCAACGACCGTTTGAGTCGGTGTCAAGGTCAAATTTACCAGCAGTAGTTGTGCCTTCCTGTGCTCCAACTTTAGCTACAACACCAACAGTTCTTACTAATTCTCTGTTGATTTCAGCTAAAATTTCAGTTGAAAGGATGTTAGCTAATTCTGTTTCAGCATCTAAGCCATGGATAGCTTTAAGGTCTTGTGCTAATTCCATTGTGTACTCAGCTTTTAGAGCACGTGATAATGCTGTTACAGAAATCTTTTCTATACTAAATGCCATTTCAGGTATTGTGTTTGTAGTCTGTGCTTCAGCTGCTTCAGCTTGAGCTGTTGTCATACCTGACATAAAGTTGTAAAGTTCTACATTAGATGCAGATGAGTTTAAGTAACCGTCAGCAGGAGAATCTCCTAAGTTACCGTCAGATTTACCGACAGTAGATGCTGCTTCAGTTACAACTGCTGATACAGCATGAGCTGTATTTGCTTCGTTGTAGAATGCTTCTGTACCTGATTGTGATGTGTATCTTGAACGCATTGCAAAGATAAGTCCGGTTGGACCTGTCATTGGCTGTACGCCCATGATGTCATATGCTACCAAGTTTGGCATAGCTCTTCTTACAAGAGATATTAAAACTGGATCGTATATGTCTATTGCTCCGTCAGAAGCTGTAGAACTTGATGCACCCATTGCATTTGTAGGTGATGTTTCTAATAAGCTCTGAGGGGCAAACTGTGCTTGCTCTTTAAGAGATAGCTCAGTGTTTTCTAATAAAGCTGCAGTTACTTGACGCTTATGAGGATCTTTAATTTCTGGAAGATCTGAATGCTCAAGTATGGGCTGCCACTTATTTTGTAGCTCTTCAGTTAATTGCATTGTTGGTTTCCCTCCTTGGGTCTTTGTTTATTATTTACGAATACTTCTTGAGATCGCCTGTGAATATACACTCATTGGACCAGACTCTTTAGCTGGTGCCTCTGCATCTACATCTACAGGGTCACTATTAAGATCTTCTGCTTCAGTAATGGCTTTCTTATTTGTGAAGTAATGTTCTTTCAATTGATCAATCTTATGTTTATAATCTTCTTGATCAGCATATTCTATTCCTTCAGAAAGTTTTGTTAACTTATCTTTTTGTGTGATGGTTAGACCTTCACATGCTTCTGCAAATACTTTGAATGCTTCTAATCCTTCAGAAACTTTCTTAGCATCTATAGTAGCTTGAGTTTGTTCTTCTAACTTTCCTTCAAGCTCTTCTTTTTGCTTTTCTAATTCATCAACAAGATCAACTTTTTCTTCTGGAACAGAAATATAATTTTCTGCAAATAGATTTTTGATACCTGTTATGAATGTTTCAGCAACTTCGACTTTAAGCGCATTCTCAATTGCAACTTCGTTCTCTTTCATCCACTCTTCAGTGACGTAATCAAGATACTCGTCTACTCTATCTGTTAGATCTTTCTGAAAACTTTCTTTGCTTTCATCAAGTTTTTTGTTATATTCTTCATGCATATGATTGGACAGCTCAATTAACTTAGCATTTACTGTTGCTTCGAAAATTGTTTGAGCTTTAGAAGTCATGTCTTCTGATAGCTCCTCTCCAGCAAAGATCTCAGCAGTAGCGTCTATAGCTTCTTGCTGTGTAACTTTACCAGCTGCCAATTTAGGCATTGAATCTTTACCATGGGATTGAGGTTTAGATGCTGGTAATTTATTTTTACCATACGTATCTACTTCCCCTGCAAGTTTTTGCAATGAGTCTTTTGTCATTGTATTCATCTTGCCCATGACTTGTGAGATTAAGCTAGCTTTAGATACTGACGCTTTTGTTGCTGCAACTGGAGAATTCATAGAATCTCCATTCGATTTATCAGCACCTCGAGCTGCTGAGCCAGTGCCTGCTGGCTCTGGAACTTCTGCACCCTTAATTACGGATGTCAAAGCACCTTCACCACCGGAAGCATCAGCTTTAAACTCGTCGAGTTGTTTCTCGTCAGTAGCCTCGCTGGCCTCTAGCAGATCGTCATCTTCGACTACCTGTTTGATTTCTTCTTTGGCCATCATTGGACTCCTCTTGTTGTTCTAGAACGGATTTAATATCCTATTATTCTATTATTTATAAAATTTAATTATTATAAGCTACGCATAAACTTCTCGAACATAACAATCTTCTGTTCTTCTAGTTTTTTCGCATCCTTTATTCCCACTTTTTCAATTTCATCTACAATTTCCATACTACGGAATGAAGATGAAGCTGCATCATAAACCCACTCAACTCCTTCCATTACACCATTAACAAATGCTTCTGGTGCGGAGGGGTCTGCAACTATATCAGCTGCTGTTGATAACATAAAATCTGATTGTACTTCTTGAGATCCTCGGTTGTCTTTTAATGTTCCCATACCTCTGGAACTAACGCCAAGCTGTGCTCCTTCGTCTATTAAATTTTTTACTATGTTACCATAAGGTGTATCAAGAACTTTTGCTTTACCCATAAAGTTGGATCCATCAGGTGTTAATTCTTTAATCATATGAGATACTCTCTCAAGATTAATTGTAGGACCTTGTGGATGTCCTAACTCACCATATGCTTTATTCTTTTGAATGTATTCTTTATTGTAACGAGCTGCTTCTTTAGCAAGAACTTCTTTAGGATACATTCTACCATTACGGTTTTTAATATCTCCTTGCATAAAGATACCTTCTATAAAGTAATTTTTCTTTTTAGTTTTTTCATCTTCTTCGAAGATATATTTTACTTCTTCGTTTAACTCTGTAATAAGTTTCATTAGTCTTTCCTAATATGTTGTTGAGCTATAATTTGAAGTTTTTTGGAATTCAATAATTGCAGTACTGTTTGCATCAGCAAATGTAACATTTATTGCTTGATCACTATTGGCACTTAACAAACAACCAGCTGCTTTGAAATCAAAATCAAATGAGTCGTCTGTATCACCAGATATGAATACGTTTGTTGTATTCCTAGCTATTTTTAATTGTCCTGAACCAGTATAAAATATACGTGATATTGCTGCCTCAGATACTGTTTCTCCAGTTGCTGCTAAACCTGACAATGCAAGATTAACTACAGATGCAGAACCAGGTTTATAAAGTACTACTACTTTACCACCACCTGGAGCTAAATGATTTGATAATATCTGACTAGCCATTTACTTATACTCCCCACTGTGATGCAAAACTAATTAGTTGTTGCGTTCCACTTTTTGTTAAAAGTTTTTGTTCAAACTCTTTTTTGTTTTCGTCATTTAAACTTTCATAGATTTTTTTTAATGCTTGTGAATCTTCTAATGTAAGTTTGAATTCTTTATTCTCTACAGTTACAACTTTATCTTCTGTAGCATTTATAATACTTTCTAAAACTGTATCTTCTGTTTGAGCTTGTTTAGTAGCAGTAGCATGCATAACACTTTCTGCATCTTTACCATATCTTTTAATAAACTCATGTGTATTCTTTTTCATGCCCTTAACAATTTCTTCTTTTCTTTTCATTTTTGCATCAGACATTTCGTATACTGCTTTATCATCTGGCTCGTGATCAGTTCTTTTCTTTTTTCTCTTCTGTTTCTTACCAGAAAAAATATCATCATTAGAACCATCTTTTGGTTTATGAGGATAATCAGTTTTTTGAATTATATGTTTGTCTACAAAAGCCTTGTCACCAGGTGACTTTGGGTTTGCA